AGGTTTGGGTACTCGCCTACCTTGCGGGAGATTGCGCATCAAAGGGGTAAGCCCGGTGTAGCGAATACAAAGAAGATAGTGGATAGGTTGGTTAGTATTGGTGTTTTGAAGAAGTGGGATAAAAGGCCTAGGACTATACGGCCTGTTTATTTAAGTTTTAGGGAGCTTCAATGAATTTAGAAGAACTGATTGCCGGGTTGGATGAAAGTGAGCTTGATAACTTAATGGCTCAGATTGAAGAAACTAAAAAAGCCGAGCAAAGGGAAAAAGCTCAGAGTTCATTTATGGAGTATGTGAAGGTGATGTGGCCGGGGTTTGTCCACGGAAGACATCATGCACTCATGGCAAAAAAATTCGAGGATGTGGTTTCTGGGAAGATTAAACGTCTAATCATAAATCTTCCACCGAGGCACGCTATAAGTACAAGTATGACGATACCAACTCTTGAAGGCATGAAGACAGTTGCTAATTTAGCGGTTGGCGATTATGTGTTTGGGTCTGATGGAAAACCTACGCTTGTACTTGGAAAGTCAGAGGTTTTTAAGAATAGACAGTTGTATAGCGTTACGACAAATGATGGGTTTAGTTTGGTTGTAGATGGAGAGCATCTTTGGACGGTAAGGCTTGACAGAAAAGCAAAGAAATTTTTTGACTACACAACAGAACAATTATGGGAGCGGCAGAACGGAGCTATGTTTCGTGCGAGCCGAAAAACAAAAGTAATTCAAAGGCAAAACAAATTATGTGACCCATTAAAAGTCAGGATGCCGATGCTCCCTTCAATGGCGGCAGTTGAAAGACCGGAGGAAAACTTGTTGGTAGACCCATATGTGCTTGGAGTCTGGCTTGGAGATGGGACTAAAAATCAAGCAGTCATTACGTCTATTGATAGTGATGCAGAATTTATACGGCCAGAAATTGAACTTCGCGGCTATAAAACCACAGACCAGTCCACAAAGTACTCGTTTGGAATACTTGATTTAAAAGTTAAGTTGCGTGAACTTGGCGTGTTAGGCAATAAACATATTCCCAAACAATACTTAAATGCATCAATTAAGCAAAGGCGTGACCTACTCAAAGGATTGATGGATACAGATGGCAATGTCTCCAAAAAAGGTCAGTGTTTTTTTTCCCAGAGCAAAAAAAATCTTATTGACCAAGTGCGTATGCTTCTTGCAAGTCTTGGTATTAAAAATTCAGTCAACGTTTCTGAGGCAAAAATTGGAAACAAATCGTATGGTGACGCATGGCGAATTACGTTTTATGCACATGATGTTTTTATCTTGCCAAGAAAAGAATGCCGGACTTTAAAAACTGAAAGATGTTTTGGGCGTTACATTAAAATTCAAAAGTTAATTGAAACTGGCAACACGCAATGCATCAAGGTTGACCGAGATGATGGGCTTTTTATGGCTGGAGAAGGCCACATCATTACCCACAACACCAAATCGGAATTTGCTTCTTATTTACTGCCGTCTTGGTTCCTTGGTAAGTTTCCTGATAAGAAAGTGATTCAAGCATCTAATACGGCTGACCTTGCAGTTGGCTTCGGCAGGAAAGTTCGTAACTTAGTTGGCTCTGAAGCATATTCGAAAATATTTCCCGGCGTGGCTTTGAGACAAGATAGTAAAGCAGCAGGTAGGTGGGCTACTAGCTCTAACGGCGATTACTTTGCTATTGGAGTTGGGGGTACAGTTACTGGTAAGGGTGCTGACCTTTTAATAATTGATGACCCACATGCGCTAGCCACGGACACACTGGTTCCAACTCCTTTAGGGTTTCGAACTATCGCAGAATTGCGCGTTGGCGATGAAGTGTTTGGCGTAGATGGATTCCCCACAAGGGTCGTGGCTAAGTCGGATGTGTGGCCGGAACGAGAGCTATTTAAAGTGGACACCAACGACGGTGAAACGGTTTACTGTGATGGAGGGCATTTGTGGAACTACCGAAAAGATACCAAATTACGCGCCCCACATAAAAACAGTACTGCGCGAGAGCTTGCCGAATGGAATAAAACGAGTCTTCCGTGTATGCAAAGGCATGGAGTAGTGCAGTACCCTAACACGCTACTGCCAATTGACCCCTATGTGCTTGGCGCTTGGCTGGGCGACGGTACCTCTTCTATGGGGCGCATGACTTCTCACCCAACTGATATGCCGTTTATGCGCGGGCAATTTGAAGCCTCCGGGCACGCCACAACTACACTTAAGGATACCTATTCTTTCGGGGTGACTATGTTAGCCCCCAAGTTACGCGCACTTGGCGTACTCAACAATAAGCACATACCCGAGATATACCTGCTTGCTTCGCCAGCTCAGCGGCTAGCATTACTTCAGGGGCTGATGGACACTGACGGAACGGTAACAACAGTTGGACAGTGTTCATTCCAAAACACTAACCGTAAATTGGCACAAGGAGTTCGAGAGCTGTTACAAAGTCTGGGTCTGAAGGCCAAGATGTGTGTATATTTTGATACACGCGAATTACACGCCACAAGAAAACCTGACTACCGAGTTAATTTTAAACTTGCTGATTCTTTCCGAATGCCGCGCAAGAACATTCGTACGTTTACGGCTACTGACAAACAGTGCCGATTTTTCACAGTATCAAAGACAGAGTTACGCGGAGATGTGCAGTGCATCACGGTTGACCGTAAAGATGGGTTATTCCTTGTAGGTCGCGGTTACGTAGTAACACATAATTCTGAACAGGAAGCCAGACTCGCGGCTAGCGATTCAAGTGTTTTTGATTCTGTGTATGAGTGGTATACCTCTGGCCCACGGCAGCGTCTTCAGCCTAACGGTTCAATTATCGTAGTTCAAACTCGATGGGCAGACAGAGATTTATGTGGCCGCATCATGGCTGATTCCATAAAACGAAACAAAAGCGAAGAGTGGGAGATTATCGAGCTACCTGCCATCATGCCTAGTGGTAAACCCTTATGGCCGGAATTCTGGAGCTTAGAAGAGCTAGAGAACTTAAAAGCAGAACTTCCTGTTAGTAAATGGAATGCTCAATACCAGCAACAGCCTACTGGCGAAGAGGGTGCAATTGTAAAAAGAGAGTGGTGGAAAAAATGGAAACATGAAATCCCACCTAAATGCGAGTACATTATTCAAAGTTGGGATACTGCTTATACAAAGGGAGAGAGAAGCGACTACTCGGCCTGTACGACGTGGGGCGTTTTTTATTTAGATGATGATGTTTCAAAGCCAAATATTATTTTGCTAGATGCTTTAAAAAAGCGGATGGAATTTCCTGAATTGAAGGAAGTCGCTAACTCTTACTATAAAGAGTGGGAGCCGGATACTTGTATTATTGAGGCTAAGGCCGCTGGCGCTCCATTGATTTTTGAGCTTCGGGCCATGGGAATGTTTGTTGAATCTTATACCCCAACCCGAGGCAATGATAAGTTTGTTCGTATCAATGCCGTAGCTGATTTGTTTAGTTCTGGTGTAGTTTGGGCACCAGAGACACGCTGGGCGGAAGAAGTAATTGAAGAAATGGCTGCATTCCCAAATGCCCCACACGATGACTTGGTTGATTCTTCAACCCAAGCACTACTAAGATTTAGAAAAGGCGGCTTTATACGATTAGACTCTGACGAAAAAGAAGAGATAAAATTGTATAAGAAGACTCGCGCTTACTATTAAGGAACATTCATGGCTACCAATGTAGATAAATCATTCTTTCAGCAACCAATCGGTATGATGGGTGATGATGGCGCAGAGCCTATTGAAGTTGAAATTATTGACCCAGAGGCAGTAAATATTCACGCAGGGGATATGGAAATAAGCATAATCCCCGGTAATGACGATGAAGACTTTGACAATAATCTGGCCGAAGAGATGGATGAAGGCGCGCTAACCAAAATGGTAGGCGACTTGATTGACGAAATTGACAACGATAAAAACTCCCGTAAAGACTGGGAAAAATCGTATACCGAAGGCTTAAAGTTACTGGGCCTTCAGATGGAAGAGCGGACTGAGCCTTGGAATGGGGCTTGTGGTGTGTTCCACCCAATGATCACCGAGGCAGTAATTCGATTCCAGAGCGAAACAATTACCGAAACTTTTCCAGCCCAAGGCCCGGTACGCACCAAGATTCTTGGCAAAGAAACACCAGAAAAGAAGCAAGCTGCTGTTCGCGTAGAGATGGACATGAACTACCAACTAACAGAAGTTATGAAGGAGTTCCGTCCAGAACACGAGCGCATGTTGTGGTCGCTTCCAGCTGCGGGTTCGGCTTTCAAGAAAGTGTATTTTGATCCAAGCCTAGAAAGGCAAGCGTCTACTTTTGTTCCGGCGGAAGATATGTTGCTGCCATATGGCACATCGGACATCTTCACTTGTGGCCGCGTTACGCACATGATGCGCAAAAGCAAAAACGATATTCTTAAATTGCAACAGCTTGGGTTCTACAGGGAAATGGATTTGCCAGACCCGTCATATAACAAGGATAGTATCGAGAAAGCCAAGGACAAAGAGACTGGTTTCAGTGACCTGAATGATTCACGGTACATGCTGTACGAATGCAATGTAGATTTGGACTTAGAGGGCTATGAGGACTTAGATGATGACGGCAAACCAACAGGTATTGCTCTGCCTTACATAGTTACCATCATCAAGGGCACAAATGACGTTCTTGCAATCCGAAGAAACTGGAAAAAAGAAGATGAATTGCGCCTCAAACGACAGCATTTTGTCCACTACCAGTACATTCCCGGCTTTGGAGCCTACGGTTTTGGTCTGTTCCACCTCATCGGGGGATTTGCAAAATCAGCGACTAGCATTATGCGTCAGCTTGTCGATGCGGGAACTTTGTCCAACTTGCCGGGCGGTCTTAAATCTCGCGGGCTTCGAATTAAAGGAGACGACACGCCAATTTCTCCCGGTGAATTCCGAGATGTAGATGTTGGCTCGGGGACTATTCGAGATAACATTCTTCCTCTTCCATATAAAGAGCCATCAAGCGTACTGTTTCAATTGCTAAACGGCATTGTGGAAGAAGGTCGCCGGATTGCATCATCTGCTGATATGAAAGTATCAGATATGTCGGCAAATGCACCAGTTGGCACAACTCTTGCATTGCTTGAGCGACAGCTAAAGGTAATGACCGCAGTTCAGGCTCGTACACATTACAGCCTAAAGCAAGAATTGGGCCTGCTTGCAGATATTATTTGCGACTACTCTCCAGAGGATGACTACGACTATGAGCCTGAGTATGGGGAGCCTACGGCAAAGCGCTCCGACTATGATCATGTAGATATTATTCCAGTCAGCGACCCTAACGCGGCAACAATGAGCCAGCGGGTAGTTCAGTATCAAGCTGTTTTACAAATGGCACAGATGGCTCCNGATATTTACAACATGCCAGAGCTGCATCGCGCAATGCTGGACGTTCTAAATATAAAGAATGCAGACAAACTTGTACCACTGCCAGAAGACCAAAAGCCAAAAGACCCGGTTACTGAAAATATGTCTGTGCT